CTCAGATGGAACAGGGGCGAAGAAATGCCTCGGTACATTTTGCAAAGAAATTCAATCTTGGCATAGATTCTCTGCCGGAATTAGAGAAGGCAGTAAATCCCAGCGAGATGGAAAATATAGCTAAAACAATGTCTACACTGGCGCAGCAGAAGAAGGAAATAACAGAGTTGAAGAGTCGCCTCACTTCTCCGCAGGAGTTTGACTCTAATACACCAGCCCCTGCTGCTGCAACGAGCGAAGGAAGATTACTGGATGCTTATTTAGCTGGTGATAGATCTTCTGCAGCAACTGCTGTTGCTAAAAAACTTCTAGGTATGTAATTTAAGGAGGGCGTAATGGCTCAGACAGCGACAACGGGTAAATTGGAAAATGCCCAAAAGATTATTATAGCTACTGCTCGATATACTGAGGAACACAATGCTCCTGCTATGGCTCTGACAGAGCAGTTTAGTCTTCCCAAGGGAGCAAAGCAGGTTACTGTCCCTAAGGTTGGACAGATGACAATGAGTGATCTTGCTGATGGGCAGGATATTCTAGACGAGGAAGATATTGGGATGACCACTGTTGACCTTACGGCAAGTGAGGTCGGAGCAAAAGTTATCCTGACTGATAAGCTGCTCAGGCAGATGGCAACGAATGTTTTTGCCATGATAGGCAGACAGCTTGGCGATGGCATGGCAAGAAAGAAAGATAATGATGTCATTGCACTATATAGTAGCTTGAATGGCGGTACAGACTTGAGTGCTGACGGCAGGAGTATGTCTGCAGCCAATGTTCATGCCATTATCTCAAGCGCAAAAGCAAATAAGTTTGGGAATCAGGTCTATATACTTCATCATCCCAATGCAGTCGCAAAGTTATCTTCTGAAGCAGCGAAAACCGCAGGGCAAAATGCGGAACTTACGTCTGGATGGAGCGTAGATTTGCTGAAGGACTTCTACAGTGGCCTACGTCCTATTAATGGCGTATCAATTTTTGAGGATGGCAATATAGAAAAAGAGTCAGGCGTTGATTCAGGTGTTGGTGTTATAGCTGATAAAACTGCACTGGCTACCCTTAATAGCAAAGAGACTGGTACAGAGAGACAGAGAGATGCCTCTCTCAGAGCTTGGGAAGTAGTAATGGTTGCAGATTACGGTGTGTTTGAACTTGATGATAGCCGTGGAGCGCCCGTTACATTTGAAATTGGCGACATTGCAACTTCTTAACAGGAGTTATTAATGGCAGGAATTACTGAGCGGAATAGAATGAAGACAGATCTGGCAGGGCTGGGCTATTCATTAAAATATATAGATGAGTGGCAACCCAAGACAAGACTCTACAGGCACAGGCCAGCCTATAATACACAGGGTGATATAGTTCGTGAGGCTGGTACCTTTATAGATAATGTTCCGGGCAATCCTGATTACGTTCAAAGAAAGGCCCGTATCGGACTTTTTACATGGGCTCCCAGTGATAAATGTACCTGTCGATGGTGCACAGAGAATACCGTGAAGAATCTTGCTACCAAGTGTGATGAATGTGACTTTGAGCCGAAGGGGGAAACTCCTTCGGCTAAGGCACTATCTTTAAAGATGCACACATACCACAGACATAAAGAAGCTGTGGTTAGTGCCTGATATAACTGTAACGATTGACCGAGGTTATATCAGTTAAAAATATCGGTTGGTCGCAGGGATAAACCCTGTAATAAGTAACCTTTAAGGAGGGTTAGATATGTCTTTTCCAACAACAGTAGGCGGAAGTTATGGGTGGGAAAAACAAACTACATCAGCACAGAGGCAAGTCCTTGGG